TACGGCGCGGAGTACATCAGCTTGTCCGGGTCGTCGGGATTGCCCGTCACCCAAATGCGCTCCGCGTGGCGCGCCATGACGTTGAACTTCAATTCCGTGCCGCCCGGCATGATCGGAACCGCTTTCGTGGTCAGCGTGTCGCCGTAGACGCAGAGCATGCCATCCTTCGCATTCGTGAGCAGGAGCACATCAATCGGCGCGTCCGAAGCCGCTCCGCTTGAATCCTCGTTCACTTCATACGTCACGAAGTCGAAGGAATCCGAAGTCAAGCCGCTGTGAATCTCCGTCCATGAAGTCGCGGATGCCTGTCGCGCGTAGAGTTTCGCGCCTGCGGCTGCCACGAACACAAGCGCGTCCGTCGCCCCGGTCGGCGGGTAGCGGCGGTAGAGCGCGGCAAGCGTGCCAATCGGCGCGGGTAGGGTTCCGGTCAGGGCGGTGTACCTCTCCATGGAGCGAAGCACTCCGCCCGTAGTGTCGAAGTTTTTGCCGCGATAGGCGTATTTCAGGTCGGTATTGAAGCCGTTCCCATCCTGCGCCAAGCCCGCAAACCCATTCACGGTGAAGGTGGTTTCGTAGTTGTTCGCCATTCCGCACCCTCCCCGCTAGTACAGGTTTGTAAACGTGACGGTCTGCCCCTGCTTCGAGCGGACTTTGTTGTAAACGTCCATGAAGGCGCTGTTGAACGCATACCCGCGCTGCTGCTTCAAGGGGTTGCCGTTTCGGTAGACCATCCATGTCGCATAATCCGCGAGCGCGCGGTGTGTCCATGCCGATGTTTTGGGAACGTCTGAATCCCCCGACAACGCCGCATAGCCCGTATCGCCCACATGCACACCGAGCTCCGCGTACAGAAGCAGGTCGTACCCCTCGTTGATGTAGTCGGTAAGATGCGGCGCGAAATCGCTAAGGTCGCTCGCGTCGTTGTTGGTCTGGAACATGACCTGTTCCTTGATAAGTTTGAGCGTCAAAGCGTCGCGCCCCCTTCTTTACAGGTTCGGGTATCGCCCGCTGTGATAAAGCACCTCGAAGATGGGGAAGGGGACTTCCACATACTCGCCGCGCTTAATCAGCGTCGTATTGCCGTTAAGAATGACCGTTTCGACCTGATCGACCTTCTGATTCTCGTCCTCCAACAGCGGGAGGTAGATGCGGATTTTCTCGTTCTTGCGGTCAATCGGCTTCACGTCAGGGGTTTTCGTAGCCATGTTATCCTCCATTCAAAAAATGAGGGGAGCCGGTTTCCCAGCCCCCCTGTCGGTCGTCTAGGCGGTCGCGCCGTGCTCGACGCGGACGCCGAAAGCATCCTGCAAGATGGTAACGCAGAAGCCCTTCACCTTCCAGGCAACCGTACCGCGCTGGTTCAGCGGGTCGGCGGAGCCTGCGCTGCCCGGAGGATTGATGATGACCTGGACGTTCTTGCCCGTGCCGTCAAGCTCGATGCAGCCCGCGAAGTCCTTGCCGTAGATGATGGTCGAGTGGACAGTGTAGTTGGACGCGCCGCAACCCGCCGGGTACAGATAGTCGCCGGCTCCGAATTCCCACGTGCTGGAACCGATGTAGCGCAGCGTGTGCACGACGTTCGTCCCGTCGTAGTCGATCTTGTCGATGACGGCGGGGAAGTACAGGTCAGCGCCAGCGTCGCCGCCGTCCGTGTCCATGATCTGCACCATCTTGCCGGTCATCTCGCGGATGTAGTACGCCACAGAAGCGGCTTGCGTGCCTGCGGTGTTGTCGATCGAGGACGCGGCAAGGGTAAAGCTCTTGCTCGCGGCGGTGCCAGCCGTGAGCGCGAGGCGGGCCGTGCTGCCGTAGAGATACGACACGGCGGGGAAGGTGTGCGCCGTAGAAGCCTCATAGAACTTCACGCCGTAAATCTTGCCGAGCTCGCCGGTTTCAACGCGCTCCTTGTCCTGATACTTGGCGACGTCCGTCCACATCGCATCAGAGGTCAGATCGTAGATGGTGTCCGCGTCGACAATCGCGTGGTAGTAGCCGTCCTCAAAAGTCGGCGCGTTGTTCCGCTTCAAGGTGCGCACCGCCAGCTTGATAGCCGCGAAGGTCAGCTTGTCCGCTGCCTCAATCGCGCCGCGCGTGGTGTTCGTGCCGTTCGAGGCGTCCACGTAGATGACGTTCGTACCCATGGCAAGCCCCTCTGCGGCGATCTTGTCGATGGATTCGAGCGCCTGGTCGGACAACAGCGTGGCGGTTTCCTTCTGCACGTTGTCGATCAGCGCCCAGTTCATCTCGTCGGTCAGCTCGACAACTGCGCCGTAGGGCTTGATCGTCGCGTGGATTTCCGTCATGGCGAGCGCCTGCCCGTCCGGAGTTACGCCTTCCTTCAAGGGCGTGGTGATCGGCGTAAACGGCGTAAACCGACGGAACTGCACACGCCTGCCGTTGTGCGACGGGATCGTGCGCTTCTGCAAGTCGCGGCAGTGCGGGAGCTTCTTCTTCGCGTTCCGAAGCAGGGTTTTCTCGTAGTAATCCTGGATAGCACTCGGTGCTACGCCGGAATCATAGGTGGAATTGATGTTGTCGAAAACAGCCATGTAAGGCCCTCCTTTTTATCGGCGGGCGTCGAACTTGTACCCCCTATCAATGGCCTTATTCAGTTGTTCAAACTGCTCATCGGTCATGTTGCGGATGCTGATACCTTCAACGCCCCTGGTGTTCGTGTTCGGGGTGCGAACAGGGGAGGGCGCGCGTCGTTGGGTTGCGGTAGCTGCCAAGTCCTCGAAGTCCATCTCACCGAGCGCAATCTTCCGCTTGACATCAGCCGGAGCCGCTTGGAACA